AGACTAATAAATATTCTTACCTACCAATAACTGATTTTTAATTATGAGACTACTGATCTCAGAGGTGCTACAAAAAGCACATAATGCAAAGACAAAAGCACAGAAGATCAAAATCCTTAGAGATAATGATTCTCAAACGCTTAGGTCTATCTTCATCATCAACTATGATGATTCATTACAATGTTTATTACCAGAAGGCACACCTCCTTTCAAAGAGAATGAGGCACCCGAAGGTACAGAGCATACCAAGTTAGAAAAAGAAGGTAGAATCTTACATCACTTCTTTAAAGGTGGTTCTAACATTCCTCGTATGAGACGTGAACAAATGTTCATTCAATTACTAGAAGGACTTCACCCTGATGAAGCGAAGGTTGTTATCCTTGCAAAGGATGGTACTCTTAATAAGAGATACAAAATTACTAAGGCATGCGTCGAGGAAACATTTCCACAAATTGTATGGGGGAATCGAGGGTGAAACAACTCAAAAGAGATTGTAAACCAGAAGACGCAAACGATAGATCACTACCATCAAACTCATACCTCATCTCGTATAACGATGGTACCAAGATCGCACATGACATAGTAATGTCATCTAAACAAGCAGACATCTTTGATTATTATTATGATAATTACAAAGACACAAAGATGATCTGGAAACAAACAGAAGGGAGAATACAACCAAGACTATGGTTAGAACAACAGGAGGACACAGGGAAGAAGAAACGAAAAAGAAGGTGATGTACAACATGTCTCCTTTTAAGAAAGAACCTGACCCAAAAGATGATCCTGCATATATGTGGGGTTTTAATAAAGGTGAGGTGCTTCTTGACTTCTTACTTGGTGTAGCAATCCTACCATTTTTTATTTGGGGAGCATGGAACTTATGTATGCCTGCTCTGTTTGGATTACCCGCTATCGGATATGTGAAATCGGTAGCATTATATATTTTGACTAGATTTATTGTAAGATGAACCCAAAAGTATGTTTGATCTCTGTGACACCTGATGCAGAGAAAACAATAGGATATATCGCTCGTGTTAGTAACCCTAACAACCAAGATAATCCAAAGGTTGCAGGACTGTTAAAGTATTGTATCAAACATGGTCACTGGTCTGTATTTGAACAGGCAAGTATGACATTACAGATTGAAACTACACGAGGACTTGCTGCACAGATACTTAGACATCGTTCTTTTACATTCCAAGAATTTAGTCAGAGATATGCTGACAGTAGCATGCTAGGTGACATTGAAGTTCCTGAGTTACGTCGACAAGATAGTAAGAACAGACAGAACAGTATCAATGACCTTGATCCTACCATGATCCAGAAGTATGAGATCTTGATCCAAGATCACTTCGAGCATGGCATGGACTTATATAAGAAGATGCTTGCTGATGGCATTGCAAAAGAGTGTGCTAGATTTGTACTCCCTCTTGCAACTCCAACCAAACTATACATGACTGGTAGTTTGAGATCGTGGATACATTACATAGAACTTCGTAGTGCCAACGGTACACAGAAGGAACACATGGATGTAGTCTCACTTGCTAAACGTCATTTTGTATGTCAGTTTCCAATCATATCCGAAGCACTAGAATGGTGTGATGGTAGTTGTGAATGTGATGAACTAGATGAATACGCAGCAAACTTACAACCTTGTTTGAGGATAGATTAATTATGAAAGTTGTACGCACATTAAAAGCACAAGTAAAAACTAAATGGTATTATATTTTCTGGGGGACTGCAACTCTCTCAGTGGTGGCGGGGCAAGTGTTCGTTGGTCATGGATATAAAACAATGGCAGAGTCAAATCAACAAATCTCTGCTGATATAAATCTACTCATAGAGACTATGCTTTACAGTAGAAGACCAACTGGTCAATCACGACCTAGGTATGAACCAATGCCTTTACCTTCACCAGAAGATTATCCAACAAATCAAATGCCTATCATCCAATAACATGCCTACCTACCCCTTAATAAATAAGATAACAGGAGAAAAGAAAGAACTCTCTATGAGTATGAAAGCATACGATGAGTGGAGAGCAGCGAATCCAGACTGGGATAAAGACTGGTCAGCAGGAACTGGTGGTACCATATATGGTAAACCAAAACAGACTGATGGATTCAAGGAGGTCATGCAAAAGATCTCAGCAGAACATCCGAAAGCGAACCTTTCCCAATACACATAATGCCAAGACCAAAGAAGTCATTAGCAAACATACCCACTAAGGTTATGCGTAGAAAGACACCAATTAATATCGATCACCTCAGTGTGATTGAACCTCTTACAGATAATCAAAAGAAAGTCTTTGATGCATACAAAGAAGGAAAGAACTTAGTTCTTCACGGTGCAGCAGGGACAGGTAAGACTTTTATTAGTTTGTATCTTGCGATGCAAGATGTATTAGAACCTTCTACTCCATACGATAAGGTGTACATGGTACGTTCACTTGTACCTACAAGAGAGATAGGATTCCTCCCAGGTGATCATGAGGACAAGAGTAACTTGTATCAGATACCATATAAAAATATGGTGAAGTACATGTTCAAGATGCCTGATGATTCATCATTTGAAATGCTATATGATAATCTTAGAGCACAGCAAACAGTTTCTTTTTGGTCGACATCATTCATAAGGGGTGTTACTTTGGATAAGTGTGTTATAATAGTAGATGAGTTTAGTAAT